GATCGAAACCGCTACTGTGGCGCGGCAGTTGTCAGCGCAATCACTGGTATGACAACAGGTGAGGCGGCGAGACTTGTGCGTCACCTCAGTGGCGTGAGAAGTGTCAAAGGCACTAGCACTCGTCAGATCAGAGATGCATTTGCTGAGTGTGGCGTCCGCTTTGCGCGGAAGTCATATGGTATGCGTTTAAATCGCACCGATGGCGTTACACTTGCTGGCTGGTTAAGAGGCACTGTGAAGTATCGCAATGCAGAGCGTGTATTTTTGGTTGTCGCTGGGCATCACTGGCAACTGGTTCAAGGTCGCAGATATGTATGTGGTTTGACTTGCGAAATCGTGAGCATTAAAGACAAGCGAGTTAAGAGACGCGCTAGAGTTTCTGAGGTTTATGAGTTAACTGCGCCAGATGGCATGGTGATACCTCATGTGGCAAAGAAGCCAAAAAACCGAAACGCTGGGGCAACTGCAAGTAAGGCTAGGCGATTGGCTAAGGAGCTGGGCATAGAGATCGAGATGGAACATTACTACTACGATGATGAGCCTAGATATTGGCTGGGTGGCTACGCTGAGGGCTGTGGGGATTACGTTGATCTTGGGGTTATTGAAACTCACTTTGCATACTCATGGTCTGAGGTTGTTGACACATTGCAGGCGATTAAGGATTATAAGGCGCAGGCTATAGCGGCTTAATTAATAAGCACTGTGGCTCAGGTCGCAGTGCTTAGATAATTAAACCAAGGAGAAAAGAAATGGTTGATAAGAGAGTATTAATTAATTTTAGTGAGGCTCAATATGAAGCCGTTGCTGAGGCCGCCAACAAATCGGCTCTGAGCTTTAATGCGTTTGTTAGGATGGCATCTTATATGGCGGCGTCCAAAGCTGGCGTTGAAGTTGCCAAGCCAGAGGAAGATGAATGATTGTTGTCGGTGTAGATTGTGGTTTTTCTGGGGCGATTGCACATTACTGCACGCGCACTAAAGATCTGGATGTCATCGATATGCCTGTCATCTTAAACTCAAAGGGTAAAAACGAAATTGATATTCATTCGTTATTACATTTGTTAGAGCCAGAGGCTAAAGATCGTATGGCTGTAGTTGAACAGGTGGCATCAAGGCCAAACCAATCGTCGGTTGCCACATTTAGATTTGGTATGGGATATGGCGCATTGATTGCATGTGTGGCGGCTAACAAAACGCCAATGCATTTAGTCACGCCTCAGAAATGGAAGAAACACTTTGGCCTGACATCTGACAAAGATACCAGCCGCCAATTGGCAATGCAGAGATTTCCTGATTATGCTGAGAAGTTTGTCAGGAAGAAAGATGATGGTCGCGCTGAAGCGGCACTCATTGCGCTATATGGCGCAGAAGTTTTAAACAAGTAAATTAGGAGAATATAAATGCAGATAATACCCAGCGAAGAGCTGTCAAATAAGGCATACCACGAACTGCCTGCAATCTCGTCAAGCGCTGTAAAGACAGTTGCAACGTCATCATTATACCACTGGAAGAACTCTAAGTTTAATTCCACGCCAGCTATGATTCTTGGCTCGGCATTTCATGCGATGATGCTAGAGCCAGAGAAAGACCTTGTGTATAATTCAGGTTTATCACGGCGTGGTAGTAAGGCTTGGAAAGAGCAGGAAGATTTTTTAGGTGATGATCAGATATTGCTACCAACAGGTGAATACGAGCAGTGTCAAAAAATGGTCGATGGTTGCCTACAAAACAAAATGGCTAGAAATTTATTAACCAATGAAGATCTGCTGGCTGAATACAGCTTTATGGCGACGTGTTTAGAAACAGGTTTAGATCTCAAGGTTCGTCCAGATGGATTGTTAAAAGAGGCTGGCATAGTAATAGATCTAAAGTCATGCTTGGACGCATCTTATCGCGGCTTTGATAAGGCTGTGAGAAATTTCCGCTACGATTTGCAGGCATGTTTTTATCGTTACGTTTTAAAGCTATGTGGAATTGAAACTACAAACTTTATATTTATTGCTACTGAAAAAGGCTCATACGCTACAGCCTGCTATGAGATGTCAGATAAATATAATAAGTACGCCGAGGCAGAGATGTTTAAGACATTGCGAAAAATTAAAGTGGCACAAGATACAAACACTTTTGACACTGGATGGCCTGAGCTGGATACAATTAATCTTCCAGCTTATCTGGACGAAGATCACGGCTTATAAACTAATCCCAGCGCAGGGGTACTGCGTACAACAAAAAGGAGTTGCCAAATGCAACACATAATAAACGGCGTGAAAGCGCTATATCCAAGACTAAACACTACATACAGATTTGACCAAGAAGAGTTTCGCAGTGTCAAATGTGATCCCAAAGAAGAGGGGGCGGCTTACGAGATGTCGTTTAACCTTACAGGTGAGCAGTGCAAAGAGCTGAACGCAATTTGTATGCAGTCATATAAAAATGCGGCGGCGTTAGAGACAAGTAAACGCAAGTGGCCTGAGCAACCATTAAGTTTGCCATATAAGATTGATGACAATAAGCAGGGCGATTGGATTGGTAAGGCTAAACTAAAAGGCTCTTACTCTGGCGAAGCCACAAACCCACCACGTCAGGTCGATGCATCACGCAAAAAATTGCCTGACGGATTTGAGCTGACATCTGGGTCAACTGTAAATATCGCAGTGACAGTCGTGCCATTCAACACTGGAACGATCAACGGCGTGTCTCTGAGATTACGAGCAGTGCAAGTGTTGGAATTAGCTGATAAGCAGGAGAGTGAAGATCCATTCACTGAAGTTGAAGGCGGATTTTCTAGTGGTGCAACGCCAATTAATGGTGTGGAGCAAGATCCATTTGGATTGCCACCAGCTACACCTACACCATCAAATGATCTGGAAGATGACATTCCATTTTAATTAAACATGCCGTTAGACAGAACTGATCGAGGTTTTGTCTAACGGACACGACAGGACATTTGAGAGACATGTCCACTATGTCCGAGACAGGACAAGACAAAAGCAGGACATGTCCACTATGTCCGATAAATTGAGGAAGGGATAAAATGCAAAACACAAAATTTCCAAATGCAAACTGGGATCAATATTCAAGTAAAATTATAAGTGCATTATCATTGAAAAAGACTGCCATTGGCGAATATCATGGGGCTTGCCCTGTATGCCAAGGCGTAGATCGGTTCTGGATCAGGGAAGATGCTCAGAACTGCGTGATGGTGAGCTGTCGTAAATGCTCAGATTTTGCTGGCATAAAGGATGCGCTAAGAAACCAGAGGTTATGGCCTGATGAAAATGAGAAGCCAGTGACGAAAAAATATACAATAAGCTGGCCTGAGCCAGAGCCAGAGGCGACACATCCATATCTGATCAAGAAAAAGATCGGGCTTGGTAACGCCGATATAAATGGCGATTTGCTGGTTATCCCAGTGATAAACGCTCAGGGCAAACGTGTTGGCGTCCAGAATATTGATCCAGCAGGATCAAAGAAATTTTCTACTGGTATGCCTGTAACTGGTAATTTTAGCGTTATTGGCGGCAAATTAGACGATCTGATTTATGTCTGTGAGGGTTGGGCGACTGCAATGTCAGTGCATCTGGCTACAGGCAGGCCAACAGTGTTTGCATTATCGGCTGGTAATTTAACCGCTGTGATAGGTGAGCTTTTTGAAGCACGCCCAAATTTACGCATTGTGGTGGCTGGTGACAACGACGAGGCAGGCATGAAAGCCATTGAGAAGTGCGTCAATGATCATAATGTGCAATCTGTTGTGCCTGATGTCGAAGGCTGGGATTTCTCTGATATGTGGGTCAATCGTGGCAAAGAGGCTACGGCAAAGGCTCTGGAAATTAAGAGCCTGCTTGATCAGGTGTTTTTCCCTAATGATGCAGTTGCACAGCTCGACAGGAGCTATTTAGTGAAGGGCTGGTTTGGTCAGGGGCAATTGTCGATGGTGTATGGCGCATCTAATGTTGGTAAATCGTTTTTCGTGCAGGACATTGCGTGGCATGTCTCAGCGAGCCAAGATTGGCATGGTAATAAAGTTAAGGGTGGCGTGGTGTTATTCTTGGCTCTGGAAGGCGGCACAACCACGCATAATCGTATCGTGGCGCTTAAACAGCAGTACCCAGAGCATAAAGACGTGAAGCTGGCTGTGAGGCCATTGCCACTCAATTTGCTGGATGGTGAAGTTGACGTAAATAAGATCGTGGATTTATGTGAGGAAATCAAAAGAATACATGGAAGCATTGCAATGATTGTCGTGGATACGTTATCTCGGTCAATGCCTGCTGGCGATGAAAATTCTCCTGCAAGTGCAACTGCTGTGATTTCTGCTGTGGATAAGATCAGGGCTACAACGAGCGCTCATCTTATGCTGGTGCATCACTCAGGTAAAAATCTGGAAGCAAAGGCTCGTGGTCACAGCTCATTGCGTGCGGCTGTGGAAACTGAGATAGAGCTGAGTTATGACGAGGCGACAGGTCTGCGAACTGCATTGGCTACCAAGCAAAGAGATCTGGAAGGCGGAAAGAAGTTTTACTTTAAGTTGAAGGTAATTGAGCTGGGCAATGATATGGATGGTGATCCAGTTACAACTTGCGTTATTATTCCAGCAACTTCAGATGATGTGGCTGACGCTGAAAAGAAATCTATCAGGGGTAAAAACCAGATCTTATTTAAGACGTGCTTCCAGCAACTAAGAGGCGAAGGAATAGGTAAATCTAATGGTGCTGGCGTTGGCTGGCCTGAGCCAAATACATTCTGGGTCATTGAAGAGGAAGAAATTAAAAAGCACTTCTTAGGCAAAATAGCTGGCGTAGCAAATCCGCCTCAAATATATAAGCAGGCAATTAATGGCCTTCAATCTGCTGGTCATATTGTCCAAAATGAGGGGTTCGTATGGTTCACTGATAGCTTTGGAAAAGTGAGGTAAATTAGGTGATAATAATTGGCCAAAAAACACTATTATTATTAACAATATCAAACACTTATGAGGCATAATAATAATTACAATTATTATCGGGTAACCTAAATAATAATAATAATATATACCTATAGGTATATTATATTATTATATTATTATTCGGGAATAGTATGATAGGTAAAATCGGGGTTAAGTAAAAAGGAACAAAAGTATGGCGAAGTGGGTCTTGCAGGCAAGCGAGGAGACGAGCGAAGGTAACGATGTCAAAACAGGAGATAGACATATGAGTGATGAGAGTATGACGAGATCAGAGGTGCTTGGCAGAGCTGATCAATTGATTAATGGTGATAGGGCGAGGCAGTACGGAAGTGCGACTGATAACTTTGGATGTATAGCACAAATGTGGAGCGCTTATCTTGGCAAAGATGTCACGGCGTTTGATGTGGCAAACATGATGGCGCTGTTGAAGGTTGCGAGGTTACGCAACGGATCTCACGCTGATAGCTCGATTGATGGGTGTGGATACCTCGCGCTGGCTCACGAGCTGGGAAATGAGGTTGTATAGGCTTGAAACAACGCCTTTCATGAGGCATACTGTATCTAGTGGGTTCTCCTCCCTACAAACGTGCTATTTTTGCATTTATAGCATGTTTCCCACTAGACTAGACCGCGTAGCACATCTCCTCTTCCTAGCTACGCGGTCACATAACAAGGTTAATTGACGTGACAGACTTTAACATCAAACTAACATTAGATCTTCATTGCAGGAATACTGACGAGAACGATCAAGAGCTGGATATGTTATGCGACTTCATAACAGATAGGTTGCATGTAGTTGGGGCTGAGGTTGTCATACAGTCATTAGCAGAGGCTCTCATTGAATTACATGATCAACACGCTGAGGAGACAAGCAGATTACTGCATTAATTATTGGTAGCATTGAGCGTGACAAAACGCATACGAGCGTCGTTGCAGGCGCGTGAGCGCGTAGCAGATAGCATTTCATATGTCAATCGTCCTGATAATCTGAAAGTTAACATAATATACATTATCGGACATTATAGGGTAAATCTACAGTTTATCTAATGATTACAATAGGTTAGGCTGTTTTACAGTAAAATAAGGCTATTATGAGCTATGCGTTGTTCCATTTACCCGAAACTAGCCGATTTAGCATATTTTTTGACCCCCCCCTGTGTAGAAAAATCGGGGGGTTGTTTGTACACATTTTCACACACACGAGTGACCCCCTAGACCCCCTTGCAATATAACACTTACCTATTGTAAAATTTAAAAAAAATTGGAGAATATTAATGGCTGGCAAGGCATTACGCAGGAAGATCCTTTCAGATGTCGAGAAGAAAGGCGGAGTTGAATACCTGTTTGAGCAAATCGCATCAGGTAATACTTTGACGAAAATGGCTGTAGAATATGGATGTTCCAGACAATACCTTGGCTCGTCACTGAATAAAGTGCCAGAATATGAGAAGGCCATGAACGAAGCCAGACGCCACGCCGCAGATGCTTTAGTCGAGCAGGGCTTAACAATGGTAGATGATTTGGATGGTGGCTCGACAAGCAGTGAAATAGCCGCCACGAGAGAGAAGGTGCAATGGCGTAAATTTATGGCAAGCTCGTACAACCAAGATAGATATGGCACGAGGCCACAGACAAACGTGAATATCTCAGTTGGCGACATGCACCTAGACGCCCTACGCAAAGTTAATTCTGACTTGGCGGCTATCCATAAAGAAGATCTGGAACGCGAAGCCAAAACGATTGACGCAGATTATGAGGATGTATCAGATGAGTGATAACCCGTTAACAGAATTTGTTTTGCGCTATCGTGACGATCCAGTGTTATTTGTTAAAGAAGTGCTGGGCGCTACACCATACGATTATCAGGAAGAGTTTCTCAATGCCATAGCTACTGGCGAGCGTAAAATGTCTGTCAGGTCTGGGCATGGTACAGGAAAATCAACTTCGGCATCTTGGGCGATGCTTTGGTACTTGCTTCTGCGTTTCCCAAATAAGGTTGTCGTCACAGCGCCCACGTCCAGCCAATTGTTTGACGCATTGTTTGCCGAGCTAAAACGATGGATTAACGAGTTACCACCCCATCTACAGCAATTGATTACCACCAAATCAGATCGTGTAGAATTAACGTCAGCCGCATCCGAGGCATTTATATCTGCCAGAACGTCACGCGCAGAAACGCCAGAGGCATTAGCTGGTGTGCATTCCGAGAATGTTCTATTGGTAGTTGACGAGGCATCTGGTGTGCCTGAGAAAGTTTTCGAAGCGGCGGCTGGGTCAATGTCTGGTCACAGCGCAACCACGCTATTATTGTCAAACCCAACAAGATCTTCTGGCACATTTTACGAAACGCAAACCAGATTATCAAAGAGCTGGTGGACGAGGCGATGGTCGTGCATCGACAGCCCACTTGTATCGGAAGAGTTTGTTGAGGAAATGCGTGAGCGATACGGCGAGGAAAGCAATGCATTTCGCATCCGCGTACTTGGCGAGTTTCCATTAGCTGATGACGATACGATCATACCATTTCACTTGGCACAAAGTGCAATACATAGAGATATTGAGATAACGCCAGACAAAAAGCCAATCTGGGGATTAGACGTTGCCAGATTTGGAACTGACAAAACTGCATTATGTAAGAGGTACGGCAACGTCGTCACAGATATTGAGGCGTGGCAGGGATTGGATCTTATGCAAACTGTGGGTCGAGTTATGGCGGAATATGAAAGTTTACAGCCAAGTCTACGCCCAAGCGAAATACTTGTAGATAGCATTGGTGTTGGCGGCGGTGTAGTTGATAGACTGCGTGAGCTGGGTATGCCTGTTCGTGGCATTAATGTTGGCGAAGCTCCAGCGCTGGGCAAGACTTACATGAATTTGCGTAGCGAGCTGTGGTTTAAGACAAAAGGCTGGCTGGAAGATAGATCCTGCAAATTGCCAAAGGACGAACAGCTCTTAGCTGAGTTAACCAGCATTAGGTATAGCTTCACGTCGTCAGGCAAGTTGAAGGCTGAGGGCAAAGACACAATGCGTAAGCGTGGCCTAAAATCACCAGATCTCGCAGATGCACTCTGCCTGACAATGGCCTCAGATGCGACGACTGCATTGTCTGGCAATAATAATAACTGGAATAAATCTATTAAGCGCAATTTAAAGGGAATTGCATGAAAAAAAAATTTTTAAATTTGTCACCCAAGATGAAAAATTTATTGATGGCTAAATGGATAAGGCAGTATGTGCAACGCGGTTTATCTTTGCAGGATGCACAGCACGCCGCAAGGTGGAAAGCTGGCGAGTGGAAGCTCTCAGAAAGAATGCGTAACATACTGGCGTCAATAGATGAATTGTGATATGGTCGCATAATATATATAAAGGCAGTATCATGAAAACATGCAAGGGATGCCCTACCAAGTCTAACTGCAAGGCCAAAGGTATGTGCTTGAATGGCGGCTATGGTAAATAAAGGTATACTAAATTTCCTCAATCAAATTGACGAGGGCAAGCGTAACAAGCGCAATAGCTTTGCGGAGCGTGTTGCAAATTTCTTGACGCCTAATGACGAATTTGAATATCGTGATGGATTGCTGGTCAATCAAGATGGCACATCTGCAATGGATCGTATCGGCGAAAAGACAAGCTACGGCACGTTAGGCCAAGCCAATTTTGCTGGCAATGATCCACTTTCATTTAGCGGATCTGCTGGGTATCATAGAATGCCAGATGGTAGCATGATGGCAAACAGTGATATGGTTGAAGGTTATTCAATGCCATACGGCGTCCAGCCAGATCAGCCTATTGAAATGTCAAACATTCTGCCAGCAGAAGTAATTCGCATAATTCAAGGATCTAATCTTGCAAACAAGCAGGGGTTTATAGAGCTACTGGAATATAAGATGAATAACGAGCCAGAAGATTATAAGAGGGTTATGCTTAACCCAGATGGCCTATCTGAATTAATGGCGCTGTATAACGCAACAAATGAAGCAAGAACGCCTAGCAGGGAAATGTCACCTAGAATACAACAGATGCTAGATGGAATATTTGATGGGACTGCTTGATCAACAAAGTTACGCAGGCTACGCAAATGAAGGCCAGCGCCTTGCAGTAGAGCCAATGAGCTTTACCGCAATGGACGCCGCAAAGTTTGTAGCTGAAGCCACGCCGATCATTGGTGATGCTATGGCGGCTAAGGAAATATACGACGAAATACAAAAGCCAGAGCCTAACTATGGATTGGTTGCTGTTTTAGCTGGTGCATCTCTAATTGGCTTAGTGCCACTTATTGGCGATGCCGCCGCCGCGCCTATTAAGAAAGTTGCAAGAGGCTTACTTGATGTAGTTGATCGCGTTGAAGTTGATCCAAATGCGCTGGGGTCTACGTTTGGTAATCTTAAATTAAGAAAACCAGCAGAAAAAGCAGTTAAAGGAGAATTAGACCCACTTGGTTATCAAAAAGTAAGGATGAAAGATGTTTACATTGATGAAACTGAAGTTAAAGCTAAAGACCTTAAAGAAAAATTACCTAGAGTTGCAAAATCGTGGGAAGAGACTGAGGGCAAAGTTGTTTTACCATTTTATGGAGACAGAAGCTCAGGTGGGCTTCTTGTCGAAGGTATTAACGATATTGTATACGACAAGCCAGTATATACTGAGGGCGGCGTGGACTTTATGCGTGGCCTTGCCGCACAAAAAGATAAAGCAATTTGGGCTTCAAATTCGAACATTATTAAAAGAATTGATGATGTATCTAAAATAGCCTCTGAAAAATTTGATGGTGCGGATGTGCTAGGGGTTACTGGAAGTATGTCTCCAGACGCTAACGACTTTGCAACTATGACAGGTGCATCAATGGGGGAGCTTATAAAGTCTGCCCCAATAACTAAAAAATCTGCTAAAGAAGTTGATGAAATTATGAAATCAATTGATCCTGATTTTGTTGGTGTATTATCGCCTAATATCAGGGAATGGCTAGAAACGACAACGTCACCTAAAAGAAAATCATTTATAAGATTATTAGATAGTAAACCATTTCAAGAGATGGGCTTTCCAAGCTCAGGTTTAGCTAGGTATAGCGTAACTGATGCGACGCAAACAGATATGCCAGCAGGGATGTTTGGGTTAGGCGCGGCAAAAATAGACACAACATCTCC